AGCACTATTAAGATTTGTCGAGAAGTTCGTACCGTTTACGGTGATTTTGTAATCAACGGCGGAAAATTTGGCCATGTGTTTATTGCTCCTAGTTTGCGTAGCAAAGCACTGTGAACTCTGCTGATAAATATGTTACCTCACCTACGGTAAGTTCACCGTAGTTGCGGGAGTCGATCACTCTCAGGTCAAATGCTTTTCCATTAAGTGTCTTGTCTGATTCTATCGCTATCTTTATTGATGAACTTCCCGTTGAAGAAACGTAAGCATCAAGTGCATTTTGACCAGATCGTTCTGAAACACGACCCACGATTACAGTTACTGCAAATGTGTAGGTGTTCATCCCACGACCAAATGTGTTGTCATACTCCACGCCTTGCGGAAGGATGATTGCAATTGGTGGATTGGGGTTATCAGGAACAGTTGCGGCAGTACGCAGTCCAGTGATGGTTGCAAGATTAGTTGCAAGCCCAGTTCGAAGTTCAGAGATCAAAGCCATTAGGCAAAGTTCCTAAGTTTGCGATACGGAGCAACAAGTTGTTCAACGTCTGGATCGAGATATCTAGAAACTCTCATTGCGCCCATGTCGCCAAATCCAGCAATACCGAGTGGACTGTCAAGACGCTTGAACAAACGTGATGACTGAACAACACACGCTTGTGTGATTGCAATTGGGACTGCAGGCCATCCAAACACACCTGTTACTTTCACAAGGTTCTGCTCTGACTCAACAGGGAACAAGTAGTTTTCAACTGCACGAATGCGAGTGTAAGGAACTGTCAGACCATCTGTGTATCCGTTTGATGGTTCAAGTTGATAATCGCCAACAGCCCATGTCACATCAAAGATGCCATCGCCACCTGATGAAGTCATCAAGGTGATTGCAGTTCCAGCAAGATCATCTGTTTGAACAACAAAAGAATCTTCTGCTGCATAGTATCGCGTTGCAGTTCCAAATGAATAGAACGAGCGCATCGCATGTCCATCGATAGCCCGTGATGCAGATTCAATTGCCATCTCTAGCAATGTGTCATCTACGGCATCCGAAATTCTTAGTGCGGCCTTCACTTGTGAAAGTGTGGCGTATGCGTTGGTAAGTGCCAATTGAAACTCCTAAGTCTGTTCTTATTCTACGGCAGACAAAACAAAACCCCCGCCGAAGCGAGGGTCTGTTTAGGTTTAGGTCAGATACTGATTCTGAATTCTTCTGGCACTGACTTGATGCACTCTGAGCCGATTCTCCACCAACCCATGTCGCCTGAACTATCTACATTTGTTTCATCAGTAGTGGCAAGTGAACTGCCGCCTTCTACAATCCAGACCATGCTTGCATTGTCACCAGTTGTACGACCACAAACGATGCACAATTGATCCTGTAGATCGTTATCTACTTTTTCATAGCGTGCGTTGTACTTTGCGCTGAAAGTATTCAACTTGATCTCGCTGATGTTTAGTGTTGCCATTGCCTTCTCCTTTGTTATGCGGTTTCCCGCCCATGTGAATATTTAAGCATCTTTGTTATACAGATGCAAGTCTATTTCAAACATTAAATTTATGGCGTGTTTATTGGGTTTTTGCTAACCAATCAGAGATGGTTGCCCTTGCTTCTGAATCATTTGGAACCCAATGCCCTGCATATTCATAATCAACATCAAGATCAAGAGTTGAATCATAAGTGGCATTTGATAAAGCAGTGCCTAACCAAAAGACCCAATCATCGAATGGAGCGATGCTTTGATCAAAAGGAATTTTTTCCCATAGCCATTTTCTAAATGGTGAGCCACAAGGAATCATGTTTGCACGCATACTCAAAATTTCTTCTGCTGTTGTTTTTGCTGGCGACCAAATTTGTCCAGTGTCGTAATGAAAACCAAGTGCTAAAACATCTGCTGCACAATTATCAATTTTGTCTAACGCATGTGGTCTATAACGATCATCAACACCAATCCAAGCAATCCAATCTGTATCACAATTCTCAACTGCAAGATTCATCATGTCGCTATAAGCAAAGTCACCAGACCAAGGAACAACTTTAATCCCATCAAGATCAAGATCAGTCAGAACTATTTCATCCCAAAGAACCAAAACAATTTCATCGGGTTGTCGATTCAATTTGTGAACAGATTCAATCCAGCCATTTATCTTTTCTGGATAACCATGACAGATTCCAACAACTCCTACTGTTGTACGAGTTTCCAAAATGTGTCACCAGCCTTATCAATCATGTGACGAAGTGCGTCAGCATCCTGCCAATCCTCAACACTTGTAATTCCAACATTGTCATTTGTGTGAATCCTGCAACCAGAAAGAACTGCTTCCATGACAGCCCTGCATTCAGACTCAAACGCCAAAGGCAAATGCACAAACCATTCAGACCTTGCCATTGCATCAAGAACTTGTTCACGCGGTACATCTGTCAGTGCTTTGAATTCATAACCTGCTTGTGCTGCCCATGCGTGAGCCTTCAACTTTCCTTTCAAGGGATGTTCACGCGCTGCCCAAAGTGCAAATGGTTTCTTGTCCATGTGGTCGTAGCATTTGCTGGTGTCAAAGTAGGAAAGAACCTGACCAGTTTTGCGCGGCTTTGCCCAAGTTAGTTCGCGGCGCATGTGTGCTGGAGTGTGAGTGACAAAGATTCTTGATCCACGAATCAAGGCATTGAGTCCTGCTCTTGGAGTCTGCAGGTGATGCACAAACACAAACGGATCGTACTCACTGAGCCTGTTGAGTTGCTGATCTGAGAACGCATCAGTCCCAGTCACAACCACTGAATCAAATTGGTGTATGTCATGTGTATCGAATGTGTATGGCGTGACAATCTCAATCTCGAAGTTCAAGGGTGCTTGAAGTCGGTATTCGTAATCTGACATTTCTGCCCCGCCCGCAAACCTTCCCGTGAATAGTCCTTCACGACCCACAGAGCCATTCTCAGACACTTTCAGGTCGTTCTCTATGTGATGCGTGTACCAGCCTATTTTCATGCTCTACGACCGTTCTAAGGCTTTGGCTTCTAGAACCTTCATTGTCGGTTTCCAGTGAGTTTCAAACACTGTGTCTGCCTGATAAGCCTTTGCAAAATCTTGTGCCTTCTGCGAGCGAACACGACCACGTTCATAGGCTGCTTCAAGCGACTCAACAATGCGTGGCACTGATGGCATGTGGAACCATGAACTTTGTGGAGCATCCCAGAGTGGCTGTCCATCTACCAACCAGCCATCTCCAAGAAGTTCTGTTGATGCTGCAAACTCAGAAACGATTACTGGCGTGCCACAAGCCTGCGCTTCAATAGTTGGAATTCCAAAACCTTCCCCGTATGAAGTCGCAAGCAACACATCCATTGCCGTGTAAATAGTTGCAAGAGTTTGCTGGTCAATTCCAGTTCGATAGACATAAGGATCGACAAATTTGAACTGATGTTTTTTAAGTCCGACTGCACTCAAAAGTTCCATAAGTTTGATGCCACCTAAAGCACCAAGTTGATCAGTGTGCAGATACAAGATTGCGTCATCATGTTTTTGCGCGAACATTGAGAATGCCAAAATGTTTTCACCAAATGCTTTGCGATTAGGTGAGACACCTTTGTTAGCCGCATTCATTCCAACAACGAATCTATCTTCACTAATTTCTATGAAGTCACGACCAGTCATTCCTTTGTGACGCTTCATCGGCTTGAACACAGATTCAATTCCGTGTGGAACATACAAAGATTCAATTCCAACATTTTCTAACATCGCTTGTCCGTATTGACTCATTGCAATTGGAGTTACAAAGTCTTGACGACACCAAGCAGCAACAGAAGGTGGTGTTGGAATGTGATCAATTGGAACCCACGACGCAACATTCCAATCAGCCCATCGAGGGCCTTTGAAAACCCAGACATCATAAAGCGTGATTATGAAATGTGATTGCTTTTCATTCTTTGATGACCAATGGTGCATGTGTGCAGGAATAACATCATTGGAATACATTTCTGCACCACGTTGATAAATTGGCATTCCATTCCAATCGGTGTTGGAACCTTCAAGACCATAGTTATTAAAGATGGCAACATCATGACCAATCTCTTTGAGTCTCTGAGTCACTTGCGATGTTTGAGTTCCATAGCCTGTGTTAGCCCAAGGACTATTCGATACCCAGCCGATTCGCATTCCAGATTCTTTTGTCATGTTGCTCCTTGTCGCAGTCGTTTGACTGTATCTGATTAGGCTCCAAAACCCCAATAGACACGCAGAAAATCCAATGTTCCAAATGGACTTGCATTGTTATACATAGTGAGCAATAATTATTCCATCAGGTTGGTTCGCCAACACAACAAAGGAGTAGAAATGGAAACAAAACCAAAGCACAACAACACTCGCTCGGACTTTCATGGCGAGCATAAGATCGACTTCGACTCAGGCTCGTTTTACACAGTTGCTTCTTGCCCATGCAACTGGGTGGCGATGATGGATCACAAGGCTGTCGGCTCGATCAGCAAGACCGAAGAATACTTGACGAAGGAACACGACTTCAATCTTCCAACATGGTCGGCTTGCATACGCGGCGAATGTATCTGCGAAGACAAGGAACAGTAATGAAATTCACCAAAATAGAAAATGGCGAATACAAAGTCAGTAACGGATTTTGGATTTCATTGAACGAGTACAACTACGGATATCCAGTTTGGATTGTTTCAAATAAAGGTGAAGAGTTATTTCACACAAATACCTTGTCAGGCGCGAAAGCAAAAATCTTAAACGAATACGCACGCGACTAAAAAAGACAAAGTAAAACCCCGCAGGCCTGCGCTCCTGCGGGGTTCTACGTTTTTACCTAATCGAATTAGGAAGCGGCTCCAGCGAAATACTTCACATGTGAAGTCTGAATTAGATTGCCATCAACGCGCATGGTTGCACGGAATGTAATCAAGTCATTCTGGAATGCGTAATCGTCGGAACGATCTAGACGCAAGCCACCAACGGTGCGAACGAAGTACGAAGAAAGGTTTCCGAATACGACACTTTTCGCGCTCGTAGAAGGTGACGCCATGGCTGGATTCTCGAAAATAGGGTATCCAAGAAGCAAGTCGCGTGCATCAGCTGAAAGTGATGGACTGAACAGGTACTGACCTGCGCTGTCCTTCAGCTTGCGTACGGCTGCAATTGCCTTTGCGTTCATCTGGAAGCCAGTGCCTGGAAGGGTGCGACCTGCGGTATCCACGCTGTAGACCAAATCGATCAAGTTGTCAGCTGTGAATGCACCTGATACGCCAGTTCCACCAGTGATGCCTGAGCCTGCAGCAGTTACGATGCCTGTTGGCTGTACTGTTCCAGTTCCAGTTGTTAGTGCGCCATTGACTGCAAAGCCGATAGCGTTACCTGTTTGTGTTGCAAGGAATCCAAGAATATCAACGCCTGCATCTTCAACCATTTCACGGCTGATCTGAGTTAGGAATGAGTACTTGTATGCACCAAGTGTCTTAAATGCATTGAAGGTTGGATCGCTCTCACCAATTGCGCCGGCTTCGGAGGTTACAGTTCCAGTTGAGTATGCGCTCAATGATGGAATCTGTAGGTTCTCGCCACCTGCAGTGTTGATGATTGTGGATGTTTCGAGTAGTGGTCCTACGGTTCTGGCCAAGAGGATAACTTGGTCATAGAAACTCGTAGGTACGGGAGCACCAGTACTGCCCTTGGTTACATCGCGCTTCTCGAACGAGTGGGAACGAATCTCACCGCGTGCTAGGGAACGGATAAGTTCAGCTTCGTCAATTGCTGGAACAGCAACGGCTGGCTTAACTTGTGCTTCAAAACCTTTCATGGCTTCAGCAGCGCGTTCTTCGCGTTCTGCCTGTGCCTTCATGGTTTCCATTACCAATGAACGCTGATCAAGGTCTGCCATGATGCGGTCATAGGTTTGGTTTTCTTCTGCGGATAGATCGCGCTTTTCAGCTGCTGCTGAATCGAGAAGAGCCTTTGCTTCTTCCCAAGCCTTTGCGCGTGCTTCCGCTTGCTGACGAATGTAGTCAGACATAGTGGACTCCTAAAGTCTTAGATTGGATGGGGTCTTGAAAATCTGCGTGGCTCCACGACAGATAGCGCAACGGTGGCTCCACTCAATTGCACAACTTAATTATGGCACAAATAAAAACAGACCCAGATGCTTCCCCACATCTGAGCCTGTTCTTTGTAAAAGGTTAGAACGCTTTTAGCATTAGGTCAAGTTGCTTGCGCTTGATCTCTAACATTTCCATTTCGTTAGTCTTGTCAGCACGCAACTTAGAAACGACTTCACTAATCAAATCAGCGTGATCTGGGTCTAGAGTTTCGCCTGCTTCTAGCCGGGTGATTGCATCGCTTAGGGCATCAACATCAACAGCAGTACGGGTTGCAAGAATGTCTAAGGAACGAACGCTTGCAGTTGTAGCTTCATAAGCAGGAAATCCGGTAACAATGGAAACCTCATGCAAACGCACCTGATGCAGTTCACGGGTTGCGCCGTCTTGACTCCACTTGTCACCCTTTGGTGGAACGCTGAAACCAAATGACATAGAGGAAACATCGCCACGCTTCATAAGAACCGATAGGTCGCGCCCTGCGCTAGTGTCTGGCAATTCAGCCTGAGCAAGTAGACCGCGTGAATCCTCAGTAAGTTTCAAAGTTCCTGCGCGTGTAGAACCTAGAACAACGTCTGTGTTGTGGTTCATAAACAACTTGATTTCATTGCGTGACTTCAGAGAACGCTTAAACGCGCCTTCCTTGATTACCTCAGTAAAAGGTAGTGGTTCAGAAGGTGAAT